CAATTGCGGCTGTCTCCGTAGACCTAGTCTTTCCATGTGATTCCACTTCCCCTGTCACATGGTGTTTGAAGGATCCAAGTACCCCCGTAAGGGTGGGCTTAAATAGTAACCCCGGATCAATTGACATGTAGCGAGCTCTAGCTTATTGAGTAGTGCCTGGAGGCCTATACTTAAACTTGTATGAAGTGAATTGGGGAAGCTGGTGAGGGTAATTGGTCACGAAGCCATAACCGTGCGTAGCATTTGCTGCCCACAGCCTTAACCAAGTAAGTCCATATAACATTCAGTCCATCTTAGGTCAAGTACCCCTTAGTTTACGTAAGGAGCCGGCTGATTGTCGTTATATGGTTCAAAAGAAATAACTTATTCCATATCCAGAAACCAGTTCATGCCAGTTGTCAACTGGACTACCACACTTGACAACTTCCATGGAAGGAGGACAAACACCGCCTGTGTCCTAATTCATGGCGGCGCCAGACCGTCCACATAGTGGAAAACTGGTGGGCCCGAGACGTCAGCCCTTTGCCTATAATGCATTAATATGACCCTAAACAAACACAACTTTCGTCACTATGGCCACAACTAATAATAATTCGATTTTTACTTGTTGCAAGAGATTTACAGTTTTGGCAGGACCTTCGCCTGTTATACCACGTCGTTCGGTTAGTGAACTACGTGAGAGAGGAGTCCCCTGGTATGGGCGACTCATAGCTGTCATGCTTGGTTACGCACCAAGCGAGCTAACCCGTGCGCGCTTAAAAATAACATCAACCACAACATGGCTGATGCCTTTCCTTTTGGCTTTATCTACACGCGGCTGGTTTGAAAACGTTCAACGCCCAGAACCACCAGCACCACACGCATTTAAAGCATATTATAAACCCCCCATCCCTGAAGGCTATGATGAGTGGGCATTGCACCCTATGTACACTTGGTGGACACGCTTTGAGTGGGCAAAATGGAGGACTGAGGCTATTATAACCTATACATCTGTATTGATGTTAGGCACACAATTGATTAGTTTCAAGTCCCTAGTAATTGTAACTTCCCTGTTGATATATTATGATGGTGATATGTTTGATGTACCTTGCCCAGTCACTACATTTGAATGGGCTGTTAGAGCACATTTCACCCATTATATACCACATGTGAATGCTAGTTACATTGATATATATGACGCTTCTTGCAAAGAAGTGGACTATGTAATGGATTGGTTCAAACTATTTAGATATGCTGCTTTAGCTTTGTGTATCTTATGGTATATGTTTCGTACTATGTTGTCTTTCCGCATAGACGATCCTTTGCCAATCAGGAGTTACCAGTGGCTGCGTTCAGCAGTACGCAACATTAGTATCTTCAAACCCAAACGAATAACGAACAACCATAGTCATCCAATAGCAGCAGCTTTTCGTAATGCCGCAGATGACACAGTTAACCATTTTATAAAACAAATGGGTTTTGTTCCTTACTCAATCCAACTATCTGCACGGGATATTAAGAAAAATGTGGTTGGAGCTCTTAAACATAATATCGGATTCCACACCGATTTCCATGCCCCAGAGGGATGTGCCTTATTGGAAGATCACCATATATTAAAAATGATTAATGTTGATTATTATGTCAATTGGTCTGAGTACCTTTGGATGTTTAAACCTGTAGTAATGTTTACTTTCACGCCATCACGGCCTGTGGGAGTACATCAGGAAACACGTTGGACAATAACACCAGAGGGAAAAACACGTATGACAGTAGCAGGTGGTATGACATACGAGCATCATATTTGGGATTATAATTGCGACAGTGTACAAGCAGATTATCCAGGTATATCATTAATTTATTCAGTAGAGTCAGTCAGCATTGATGAACACTGGTCAATAGTGATGTTGTGCCCTAAGCACATCATTGCTAATGAAACACAACATACATCACATACCCTTAAACGCCGTGAGTATTTACGGACTGGTATGACATTATGTGGCAAAGACAAAACCATTGCCATATTAGCAGACGCAGCAACAGGAGTTACACATTATGCACAACCTGACCAGTATTCATGTGTCAGTGTAAGTGTCCGTTTATCAGCTATGATAACGGCACGCATTTGCTCGAAACCACTTGCTTTACATGACCTTTTAAATTTTATGATATCAGAATACCCAAATCATGACCAAATAGCGCATGCGCAAGCTCTAGTTTGGTCATTATTTCCAGTAGATGACTACAAACCCCCATTATATACTATACAGGAAGCACGGGATCAATCAGTACATTATCGCCGTGCACCAACGACATTAGTCCTTGAAGAAAAGAACAAGTGGACTGGTGTATTATTGTGTAATCCTATAATACCATCTGGTTATTTGCCAACAATGAATCGGGCAAACGACGAATGGTGCATTGATAAACGTATTAATGCCATACACAATGACCAGATTACATTTCCTGAGGAGTATAAACGTTATATGGATGAGTTCATAGAGTTGTTGGTTCCAATACCACACTTATATCATCCTAAATCTGTAACAGAGGTAGTGGATGGGCAAACGCGGCCAACACAACGTGCTGGTAATCTCAAAGTTATGGCTGAGTTACCATCATGGTTGTCTGCCCAACGAGTCACCGACAGGAAATCAATCCGCCAATGGCGTATGATTATCAAGTCAATTTCTAAGAAGGAGGTGTATCCAAGCATCAAGGATCCTCGTAATATTAGCACAACACCAACAGAACATTGTTTGCTATATTCTACTTTCACACAAGTTGTGTGTGAACTACTTAAGAAGTTTGATTGGTACGGTTTCAAGCACCCTGATGTGGTGGCAAGGCGTATACACGACCTTGCCTTACGTTCAGAAACATTTGTTGAGACTGATTTTTCACGCTTTGATGGCACACATTCACATGCATTATATGCCTTAGAATTTGCTATAATGCGCCGTATGTTTCACCCAGATCATCATCCTATGATCCAGTTATTGCAGGAAGCTATGAGCACTGCGAAAGCAAGAACTTTATATGGTGTCAAATATGATGTGGATGGTTCTCGAGTTTCAGGCGCTGCAGATACGTCAGTAGGAAATACTGAGGATAATGCGTTTGTTGGTTTTTGCACGTACCGCAAACAGCACTATTCCCCGGCTGATGCATTTAAGAAGTTAGGCATCTATGCAGGTGACGATGGTATATCACCAGATGCAGAACCAGCAGTAATCGAGAAAGTAACTAATGATTTAAAATTGAAGTTGAAAGCTACACGCCGCAAAACCAATACAAAAACGACGTTTTTGGCACGCATCTATCCAAATCCTATGGCTTCGCCAATGAATTGTATGGATCCTATGCGGCAGTTATCAAAAATACACTTATATCCTAGCCGTGCGATAACTGATCCATTGTTATTGCCGCAACTATTGTATAATCGTTGTATGAGCTTTTCTTATACTGATCCTCATTTACCATTGTTGAGTGATTTCTGTGCCTATGTAGATCGCATATGCCCAGACAATTTAAAAGAAGTTATCCCATCGTTTATGTCCTACTCGATACAAGAATGGGGTGAAGTACGTGAGTACGCATTGGATGAGGACTCAGGCATGGCTGTAATTTGTTCAGAATTAGGCCTGCAGCAGCATGATATCCTCACCTACTGCCAATACCTACGGACAGATCCACCTTTCTTTCAGTTACGGTCTATACTAGATTACCAACATGTAGAACATCCGGCTACTAATATAACACTTGGAGATGAGCATGCATTGACTCAACCGCGGGAGCAAAACCCGACTGGGTTGTCACCATTGATGCATGGCCCGCCAGGTGATTATCATGCTTGTCCTGATCCAGAACGAAATTTAGCATGTAATGGTAATTGTAATCACAGTCCCCGTACGAATTTAATAGTGCCGCTTGATGAAGCTTCAAACATCTCTAAACTTTATATGGCAACTCAGGACGCCGACTTCCCTTGCATAGAACAAGCAATACGAGAAGTCGACGACTCAAAGATGCCAGATGTTTATGAAACATGTTGCTTCACAGGTG